TTTTGAAATTGCCATATCTTAAATCTCTTTCTTACTATTTATAATGTTTCCCTATTGAAATTTGTATCGTATTATAACGATTCCTTTACCACCAGCACCTGAAGTAGAAGTAGCATCTAATCTAGTTGAAGCACCTCCACCACCACCTGTATTAGATGTTCCTGCTGTTCCATCAGCACTTGATGAACCTGCTCCTCCTCCACCTGTACCACCTGTACCACCACCTGCTTGATGAGTAGATCCTCCTCCACCACCAGCATAAGTAACTGGACTGCCAGAAATTGAATTTGCTGAACCATTTCCTCCAGCTCCCGCAGCAGTAGGTGATCCATTTCCACCTGTAGCTCCTGCTCCTCCACCTCCCCCAGCACCATATGCTGGAGCATTAGTAGTTCCTGGACTAGTTGGAGGTCCTCCTCCGTTTCCACCGTTATTTCCTTGTGATGGACTTACAGGAGGTGTATTACCAGATCCTCCTGCTACAGGAGGTCCGTCTGATTTACCAGATCCACCACCACCTGATCCACCTGATCCTCCAGTATTAATAAATATCGCAGCACCTCTTCCACCACCAGTAGATGTAATTGTTGAAAAAATTGAAGGAGAACCTTGACTTCCACTTCCAGCACAAGAAGTAGTTGCTCCTGCTCCACCAGCACCTACTGTGATTGGATAAGTTGTTTGTGTTACAGTAAATCCAGGAGACGGATAATTTGTTCTATATCCTCCTGCTCCACCACCTCCTGCTCCTCCATATTGAATTCCTAGAGGTAAATTTGGCGTAGTATTTTTTGTTGCTCCTCCTCCAGCTCCACCTGCTACCACTAAATATTCTATATTACTTGGACCGCCTGTTGGTACAGTTGGACTATTTCCTAATTGTGATACAACAAAACAACCATCACCGGTAAACGTATGTATTTTAAAATCTCCTGATGTAGAAATTGTTCCACCTGTAGCACTTATAAAAAGAGGTCCTTGTAAATTAGCCACATTATGTTCTTCCCAATATAACCAACCTTTTGTACTATCTACATAAACTAATACTAAACTAGCACGATTCGTAGTTATTAAACTATCATTGGCAGCACCTTGAATATTATGTCCGTTACGAGCAATTGTTAAATTGTTTGTATTAAATGTACCAGCGTAATCTTTAATAGCGATAAAGTCACCAATTGTAGCAGAACTTGGTAATGTTAACGTGTGAGCAGCAGATGTTGTGTCTATAAAGTAACCGTTTCCAGCGACTGCTGTTGTACCTGTTGAACCGTCTGCTGTAATTACAGATTGCCAACTAGCACTTATATTAACACTATCGGAGCCACCTAATGAAATAGATGTACCATCAAAAGTAAATGATGAATTAGTTAATTTTGCGTTTGTAACTGAACCTGGCGCTAAGTCTACCGTAGCGACTGAACCGTCTTCTATACCTTTTGATCCTACTTTATTGATTGCCATATCTATATTTATTCGTCCTGATCAGTAGTCGGATTATAATTTTTACTATCCGAAAACGTTGTTATTGTTGTTGTAAATCCAAAGTCATCATTCGCATCAGCGCTTGTTGGATTTGGAGTAATTGTAATTCTTTCTTCTCTTGTTGAAACTGGCGTATCTGTATATAGATCAGATTGTACTTCTTTAATTGTTTTTTGAGTAGTCGCCGGTCCAAATAGATAAGTTTTAGCGGTAAAGTTAAGTGTATAGATTACCGCTCTACGAGTTGTATAATCGCCACTATAGCTATCTTCATAACTTACATCATTGAGTATAATCGGTACATCTCTTTTAATGTCTAATTCTGGTACAGCGATAACTGTCACAGTATAATCCGGTTGAAAGAAAGGAAGTATTTGTTCTACAATTTGTAGACCTGATTCCGCTGTTGCAGTAAAGATATTTAATGTATAAGATATATTATAAGGAACAGGTGTGTAATTATAATTCATTACTTTACCCTCTTTATCTGTTTTAACAGTCTTATACTTTTGAACTCTTGTTAACTTACGAGCACCATCATATGAAATACCAGATATTTCAAAACTCATTCTTGGTAAAGTTATTGAAAACTCTCGTTCTTCTAAATTGGGTTGTTGATCTAATCGTGTTAAAAACTTTTCTTTTGGCGCATAGGCTAATGGTACGGCAAGAGTTTGAACGACATTACCAGAGGAATCTGTTCTTTTAACTTGTATCTTATTAAACAGTTGACCAAACGCCACTGTCATTCTTCTCATACTTTCGTTATAGAAATACTTACCAAACATTAAAAGCCACCTCCGTCAGGATCACCAAAAGGGTTTCTTTCTGTGAAATCAAGTATATCATCTAAAGTAGAAGCAGTATCAAAACCAGCCTCGTTATCTAAATCAATATTGTTCGCATAAGCAGATTGTGTTTGAACTGCAAAGTCTTCATTGATAAAGTATTGTACTTCACCATCGGCGCTGTCATTTTCTAATAATAACGAACCAGTCGCATCTGTGTTTGCTGATATTGTAACTGTTGGTGACAATCCAAGATAACTTGAACCATCTACATCAATTGTAATACTTGTTACAACACCATTTGTTAATACTGCTGTCGCTGACGCTGTAACTGCGTTACCAGGACTTGAAACTGTGATACTTGTAATTGATGCTACATCTGTCATAGCAGCATCTGGTGTAATAGATGTTAATTGACCATTTGTTAAACCTGGTGATGAATCTGTATTTGTTTTTGTTGTACTATCAGTCGCTACATAAACAACTGTAATCGTTGGCGCTATACTATAACCACGACCAGCGTTTGTAATTGTAAATGAACTTAAAGTATTTCCTGTTAGATTACCTGTTGCCGTTGCATTAATTGTAGCCGATGGCGCTGAAATTGTTAAGGTAGGTGCTGTAACATAACCCTCTCCACCTGATACTATTGGTATAGATGTTACTACGTCACCAGTGACTACAGGACTTCCTAATACTGCGCCAAATGTTCCACTCTCTAAAGCTGATTGATATAAACCTTGATCTAAAGAGTATTGTGTTTCAGCACTATCTATTTCATCAATACCTGTATCTAATCTTTCGTTTGAGTATTCCCATCTAGTTACTCTTAATTTGTAAACTGGTAAATTACCGAGTTGAAAGAATGGCTCTTGGTCTTGTACAAATTGTATTTCAAAAAAACTATTCATCAAAGGCATATAAATGATGTCGCCTTCGTTTGGTCTTCCTTCAACAATCATTGTATGTGCTGAGTCAACTTGATCTTGCCATCTTCTTTTAGAAATCATAAAAGTAGTATCTTCTCTAATTTCTAAACCAAACTTATTAATAATCTCTTGTTCGCCAGCGAAGCCTTCAGTGGTTTCCATATACATTTCAAGTAAATATGAATCATCAAACTTACTTAACGAATCTTCGCCAAGTATTAAATCTCTATTTACTAATGTTCGTGGAAGATAATAACAGTCGTGTCCGTAGATTTTTAATCCTTCAATGATTAAATCTTCGTGTAATCTTTTTTCGCTATCGTTTCCGATACCGTTACCGCCTTGGAAGTAATGATTCACACTCACTATGCTACCTCACCTTTTCTTTTTGCCCACCATAATTTCATAGCGGCTTTTAAATTTTTTCTATATTGTTCACCTCTAGCTTCTACACTATTTGCATATTTTAATTTTTTAATTGTTTCTTTACTTACTTTTTTTCCTATATGTTTTTGTCTAATTGAATCTTTGTGTTCTTCAGATAGTTTTTTACCTATTTTTGATTTAGATATATTTTCACACCACTCTTTATCTCTAACAATGGCTTTCATTTTTTTACTTTTAATTTTAGAAGTCTTTTCTGTAAAGAACATTGATCTATCGCCACCTTCACCACCTGGTGCTAAATTTAATTCAGGTTTAATTTTATCTATCCAATAGATTTCTCTTTCATCTAATTTATTGACATCATCAACATATTCGATAACTTTAATTTTAAGTTTATGTTTGTTACCTGATTTAATAATACTTTTAATTATTTTACCACCACCTACATAATCTCTACCATTACCAATATGTTGGCCTATATACTTTTTATTTTTGTAAGTAGTTTGATAGATAACTGGCTGGTCAAAACGCATATCATTATCCTATCATCATTGCTGGATTTAATTCGTATGAACTTCGTATCTCTTGTTCTAGTTTTTCAATGTCTTGTAAAGCGTCTTGGTAGATTTGAGCACCATTGAGTGTAACATTTCCAATCATTGTTACGCCATTGAATTTTGATAAGTTTGCACCCCATTGTTTTTTGAACAACGCTGTAACATATCTTTTTAAGTAGATGTCATTGTAAACATCTGTGTAAACTGTTGGATCTAATTTTCTATAACACTCTATAACAAGATACTCACCAACTTGTAAATCGTTTTTCCAATCTTGGTCTATGTAAAGTCTATTGTCGTGTTGATTAAATCTTAATGGTTTTTCACCAACTAGTATGTGGTCTAAAAAATCTAAATGTCTTAATACAACATCATAGTTAATAATTGATGTTGAAGAAAAGTCGTAAAGGTCATTTAATCTTAATTGGTATCTTACGTCAAATAAGTTTAGATTACCTTTATTTGAATATGGGAATATATTAATAACAGAGATTACACTTTCTGGTACTACGATAAAACCGTTTGCTTCTTTCCAAGAAGTTGTTACAGAATTTTTAGTAACTGATTCAGTTGCGTCAGTATTAATTCTGTCGTAATCAGCCTGTGTGTATTGATACTTTAAGTATGTTCTTCTTATTCCGTCATAGTGATATTGTGCGAAATATTGTAACGCTTCATCAATTCTATCTTCTAATTGGTCGTCATCAGCGTTAATTTCTATGACTGGCTTTCCGAGTGCTCTTAAAGCGTACTGTTTTAATTGTT